TCCGCGCTCGCGGATTCCGTCTGGGAGAGCCGCGGGAGCGTCGACCTGACCTTCAACGTCGTGGGTCGCGAGACCGGCAGCGTCGACAAGATCGCGTCCGTGCCGCTGACCGTCATCACGCAGACGCCCGATCAAACCACCAGCATCGAGGTAACCTCGCCATGAGCCTCCAAGTCTCCGACGTCGTCCAGGTCACGATCCTCGTCGCCCCGACGCCGCCGACGGCGCCCGGGTTCAACACCAAGCTCATCATCGGCACGAACAGCCTGCCGCTCGAGGAGCGCATCCGCACGTACACGCAGCTCCTCGGCGGGGTCGATGCCGACTTCAACTCGACCACCCAGGAGTACAAGGAGGCGGCCGCGCACTTCGGGCAGACGCCCGCGCCGTCGGTCCTCCTGATCGGCAACCGCTACACCACCGCGCAGGCGGGAAAGCTGCGCGGGAGCTCGGGCGTCAGCGCGGACTTCAACGCCTACCTCGGCGTCACGAACGGCGGGTTCGACATCGCGATCGACGGCAACAACCACGCGATCACGGCGCTCGACCTGAGCGGCGCGGCCTCGATGAGCGCCATCGCGGCCCTCATTCAGACCAAGCTCGCGGCAGCCGTCGCCTCGACCACCTGCACCTGGACCGGGACGCACTTCGTGGTGACGTCGCCGACCACCGGGATCGCCTCGATCATCGGGTACGCCGTGGCGCCGACGGGCGGCGGCTCGCCGACGGATGCCTCGACCATCCTCGGCTTCACGGTCGCCTCCGGCGCGCTGGCCGTTGCCGGGATCGCGCTCGAGTCGATGGCCGACACCATCTCGGCATCGCGGCTCTTCAACCCGAGTTGGTACGGGCTCGGGCTCACATCGGCGGCCAGCACCCAGGACGTCAAGGACGCGATGGCGGCGGCCGAGGCGGCTAAGTTCATGTTCTTCGAGACGTCGTCCGACGCGAACACGCCGCTGTCGGCGTCGACGAGCGACCTCGCCTTCTACGCGAAGAACCTCGGCTACACGCATACTGCGTGCTTCTACGACCCGGCGAACCCGGCGTACCTGAGCGACAGCGCGATGGCGCGCCTCTTCGTCGTCGACTTCACCCAGCCGAACAGCATCACCACGCTGTTCGGTAAGCAGGCGCCGGGCTTCGCGCCGTCGGTCCTCAACGAGACCCAGCGTCTCAACCTCGACGCGAAGAAGTGCAACTACTACACGAACGTCGGGAGCTTCCCGATGTTCATGCAGGGCACGGTAGCGAGCGGCCGGTTCATCGACGAGGTCATCGGCCTCGACTGGCTCAAGGCCACCGTCGAAACCGACAACTTCACGGCGATGGTCGAGAGCACGACCGGCATCCCGAACACCGACGAGGGCGCGTCCGTGTTCGTGCATGCCACGGAGGGGTCGCTGGGCAAGGCCGTCAAGGTCGGCCTCCTCGCCCCCGGCCGATGGCAGGGGCAGCCCATCGGCGAGATCAAGACCGGGGACTTCCTCCCCAAGGGCTACTACGTCTTCGCCGGCGCGGTGGCCGACCAGTCCGCGCAGGACCGCGCCGACCGCAAGGCGCCGCCGATTACCGCGATCGGGATCGGCGCTGGGGCGATCCAGCACGTCAACATCACCTTCACGTTCCAGCGCTAGGGAGGACTCAATGAACGCCGTCTCTTTCAAGGAAAACGTCCTCATGGTCAGCCTGCCGGCCACGAGGACCGCGCCGACCGGCGTGCCCGCCCGCCGCATCACGGGCTGGGGCGAGGGCGATGACGTGTTCATGGGCGAGCGCAACGAGGACGCCATCACGTTCAAGGTCGGCGCCGACGGCGCGATGACCGTGAACATCAACGCGAACCGTTCCGGGAAGATCACGCTCAAGCTGATGGAGTCGAGCCCCGACAACGCCTATCTGAGCTACATCCACGGGCTGCAGGGGGGCGGGGTCGGAACGTTCGCCCCCATCAACCTGCTGCTCATGGGGCTGACGACCCAGGACCGCGTCGGTGGCGTCTCGGGCTTCATCCAGAAGCACGCCGACTACAAGGCGGGCAACGGGGTGCAGGAGCGCGAGTGGGTCATCATCGTGGAGGACTACGAGGTCCTCCTCGGGCGGCGGGCCTGATGGCGACGATGCCGGTCACGAAGGCGCTCGGCTCCGAGGGGGCCACCCGGAGCTACACCTTCAACTTCATGCCGGCCACGGACGCGTGGGAGGTCATGAAGATCACGAAGATCACCGGGTCGATGTTCGGCAACGAGCTCGACGGCCTCAACCGCAACGACTTCGACATCGTGCGGGACCTCCTGCTCAAGTCGGTGACCTGCGTCGGGAAGTCGATCGACAACTTCGACGCGTTCTTCACCGGGCGCATGTACGAGCTCTCGCTCGTGCTGAAGGAGGCGATGGAGGTGAACTTCGCGGATTTTTTAGCCGCGAAGAAAGCTTCCGACGCGCAAAAGGCAGCTTCCGCCGCAGCCGCGGCCAGCACTCCGTAGAGGAGATCCAGTCGACCAATATCGACTGGTACATCTGGAGGGTGATACCGGACATGGCGACCCTCGACGAGCTCCGGACCCGCTACTCGCTCGGGGACCTCCGCGACATGCACGAGGTGCTCGACCAGCGTGACGAGTACGAGTACCGCTATCGCGCCTTCTACAAGGCGAATCCGGAGGCGACGTAGTGGCTGGCACCGTGATCGACAGCTTCATGATCGCGCTCGGCTTCAAGGTCGATCCGGCGGGACTGAAGGACGTCAGGAAGCAAGCCGACCAGGCGAAGGAATCCCTGCTCGGCGTCGGCACCGCGCTCAAGACGTTCGTCGCCGGCTTCGCCATCAAGGAGATCGCAGACATCGGCTCGACGTTCGAGCAGAACCAAAACCAGATCGCGGGGTTCCTATCCGGTCTCGGCCAGTCGAGCGACTTCAACGCGGGGCTCGAGGACGCGCAGGGCGTGATCCAGCAGATCACGAAGGACGCGGCCAAGCTCCCGGGCGAAGCGCAGGAGTACATCGAGGTCTTCAAGGCGGGCTACCCGTTCGTGCAGCAGGCGATGCCGGGCGGCTCGCTCCACCAGATCACCGACTTCACGAACCAGCTCACTGCGATCGGGAAGTCGTTCAGCCTGGACTCAGGTCTCATCGCGCGCGAGTTCGACCACATGCTGTCGCCGGGCCGCGGCATGGCGAGCCTGCGGCTACCCCTCTTCCGGCAGTTGCTCAACTTCATGCCGAAGATGCAGAACGGCGCGCGCGTCACCGCCGAGTCGTTCAACGCGATGAGCGCCCCGCAGCGGCTCGCGCTCCTGCAGGCCACGTTCGCGAAGCTCCAGCCGATGCTCGAGAAGTCGGCGACGAGCTTCGACGCCATGTGGGGCGCCGCGGTCTCGGCCATCAAGCAGATCACGAGGCTCGCGACGGTGCCGCTGTTCAAGGCGATGAAGAAGGGACTCGACGCGCTCAACGCGACCTTCTTCGACGCCGACAACAACCTCACCGATTTCGGGAAGGGCTTCGTCAGCACGGCGAAGACGATCATCGGGTGGATCGGGCAGATCCTCGGGATGGGCGGCGCGTTCGTCTCCTGGCTCGTTCACTCGAAGGTGGGGATGGTCGGGCTCAAGCTGGCAGCGATCGCAGTCGGGCTCGCGCTCGCGGGGATGGCACTGGAGGGCACGATCGGCACCATCGGGAAGATGGTCAAGGCCATCGGCAACTGGAAGCGCGCGCTGATGGGCGGGCTGTTCATCGCGCTCGTGCTCATCGCCGAGGACATCTACACCTTCATCAAGGGCGGGGACAGCCTCGTCGGGAAGCTGCTGCACGAATGGCCGGTCGCGTTCACGGTGGTCACGGCGCTGCTCGGGACGCTCGGCCTGGCGTTCGTGGCGGTCAAGGTGGCGGCGCTGGCGTCGTTCGCGCAGGTGGCGGCGAGCGCGGTGTCGGCGGCGGCGACGGCGGCCGCGGCCTGGCTGCCTGTCCTAGCCCCGTTCCTCGTCATCGCCGCGGCGGTCGCCGGGCTCATCAAGCTGATGGACGCGCTCGACGAGCGCTTCGCCGTGTTCAAGCGCGCGCGCATGGAGGTCTATGACGCCCTCGGGGTGGACATGCGGACCCACGAGTCGCCCGCGCTGGCGGGCTTCAACGCGGCGCCCGGGTTCCAGCGGAGCGGCGCCGCGCCGGAGGATAGCTTTCTGCGGAAGCCCGCGCCCGGCTTCGTGCCCTACTCGCCCGCCGTGGTCCCGACGGGCGGCGCTGGCGCGGCGGCCGCTGGCGGCGGGACCACCGTCCACCAGACGACGATCCAGAAGGTCGAGATCCACAGCAACAGCGACCAGCCGCAGCAGGTCGCGCGCGAGACGGCCCGCGAGATCACCCGCAACGCGCAGAAGGGCTACCGCTGATGGCCGACGTGGGCGGCGACTGGCGGAAGACCCCGGTCCGCGTCTGGGTCTTCGGGCCCGGCGTGCCCGACATCTCGTTCGACTGCACGTATCGCGAGTCGGGGTCGGCGAAGCTGAACGTCACCGAGAACCCGGTCGAGACCGGCGTCGTGGTCGCCGATCACGCGTTCATGGACCCGCTCCGCCTCGAGATCGACGGCCACGTCGGGGACGTGACCATGCGGACGCTCGACCCGGTCACCGACCCGTTCGGGGGCGGCGCCGGTCGGCGCTCGGTGGTCGCGCTCGAGAAGCTGCTCAACATCCAGTCCTCGGCGGTGCCGTTCATCGTGCAGACGGGGATGATGGCGTTCCCGGACATGGTCCTCGAGACGCTGACCTGGGACGCCGACTCGCACAACGCGGGCTCGCTGGAGTTCCACGCCTCGCTTCGCCAGGTCATCACGACGACCACGCAGTCGGTGATCTACCCGCCCCGCAAGCCGGGGAAGCCGAAGAAGCAGGCGGCGAAGCCGGTCAGCGGCGGGGAGAAGACAGCGCCGGCGATGGACGACCCCGCGAAGCGGCGGTCGGTCCTGAAGTCGCTGCTGAGCGGGTCCCTCGACGACGCCTCGATGGACAAGGCGCTAGGCAGCCTCATCGGCGGCGCGGGTGGGCTGCTCTGATGGCGCTCCCGGTACAGCAGTTCGGCCGCGAGCTCGAGGTCGTGATCGGCGAACGCGCGATCGGCAAGGGCATCGCGGTCACCAACAAGGACGGGATCGGCCTGCGCGTCCAGTTCGAGATCACGAAGACGATCGGGCGCACCCCGAACACCGCCGCCGTCAAGATCATGAACCTCGCCCCCGACAACGAGGGGAAGATCAAAGGCGAGTTCGATGAGGTGCTCGTGAACGCCGGGTACAAGGGGCACACCGCGCTGCTCTTCCGCGGCAACATCCGCAAGGCGTTCGGCTTCCGCGAGGGCAACGACTGGATCACCGAGGTCGACGCCGCCGACGGTGACCGCGACTTCCGACGGGCCGCCGTCAACCTGACGCTCGCCGCGGGCTCGTCGACCTCGCAGCTCCTCGACCACGTCATCGGCGTGATGACCTCGACCACGAAGGGGCATGTCCAGGTCAAGGAGCGGCGCCGGCTGCGCGGCAAGGTCATCTCGAAGATGGCGCGCGACGTGCTCGACGACATCGCGGCCGAGAACGACTCGAGCTGGTCGATTCAGGACTCCAAGCTCGTCATTGTCCCGGCCGACTCGACACTCCCGAACGAGGCGATCGTGATTCGCGCGGACACCGGCATGATCGGCGCGCCGGAGCTCGACGACAAGGGCATCAAGGTGAAGTGCCTGCTCAACCCGGCGATCCGGTGCAACGGGAAGGTGTGGCTCGACAACAACGCGCTCAAGGAGAAGATCTTCAAGGAGCACGACCGGAAGCCGGGCGCGATCCCGAGGAAGCCGCCAACGAAGAAGGTGCTCGCGCGGCTCGACCCTGACGGGATCTACAAGGTCATCCGGGTCACCCACAAGGGGGATACGCGCGGCAACGACTGGGAGACGGAGGCGCTGTGCATCCGCCTCGGCAATCCGATCCCGGCCGGTCAGGGCGTGCCGGCGCCGACACGTTCGACCGGGGCCGCGCAATGAGCGACGCCGACCTGCAGCGGGACGAGGAGAACGCGGCCACACCCGAGGACGCGACGCGCGCGCAGATCCGCGGCGAGCTCGCCGACGTCCACACCTGCATGCCAGGGATCGTGGTGTCGTTCGATCCGGTCAAGCAGACGGCGGTGGTGCAGCCGGCCATCAAACGGATCTGGGTCGAGGACGGGCCGTTGCCTCTCCCCCAGTGCGTCGACGTGCCGGTGCAGTTCCCCCGCGGCGGGAACTTTGTGCTGACGTTCCCGGTCGCGCGCGGGGACGAGGTGCTGCTCTGCTTCTCGGAACGCGCCATCGACAACTGGTGGGACCGCGGCGGGGTGCAGGAGCCTGCCGAGGTGCGCTCGTTCGACCTCTCGGACGCGTTCGCGCTCCCGGGCTTCTCGTCGCGGCCGCGCTTCCTGGGTGGCGTGAGCACGGACGCGTGCGAGCTTCGAACGCTCGACGGCGCGGTCGTGCTCCGCCTCGAGAACGGCACCATCTACCTCGGCGGCAAGGCTGGCGCCGAGAAGGCGATCATGGGCGAGAGCTACCGGACGGCCGAGGGCGCGATGGATTCGTCGCTGGTCGCGGCGCTCACCGCCTTCAACGCCGTCAGCGCGGTCACCGACCCCACCGAGCTCGCCACCTTCATCGTGAGCTACCCGACCATCGGCGCCACGATCACGGCGCTGAAAGTCTTTCTCCCGCTGTGGCTGGCCGCGCTCCAGGGGTTCGAGGCCAAGTCGCCCACGTTTCTCACCACGAAGGCCCGGGTGCTCTGATGCTCCTCGTCCCCTTCCTGACCGCCGAGTACGACCAGACGTTCACCGTCCAGCTCGGCGGCGAGAGCTACTCGGTGGCGGCCCGCTGGAACGAGCGCGCGCAGTTCTGGACCTTCGACCTGACCCGAGACGCCGACCAGGCGCTCCTCCTCGCGAGCGTGCCCCTGCTGAGCGGCCAGGACGTGCTGGCGCCGTACGCGCTCGGCATCGGCGGGCTCGTGGTGACCGACCTGAGCAACACCGGCAGCGACGCGGGACCCGACGACCTCAACGACCGGGTGATCGCGGTCTACTTCAGCCGCGACGAGATGGCCTTCCTCGCCTCGGCCGGGGTGGCGGGTGTCGCGCACCCCGGGCTCATCCCGCCCGTGCCGGGGAGCGCGGGGACGCCGACCTTCGGGACCGGCATCCCGGGCCAGCCGGGCGGAGGCGGGGGCGGGACCGGCGGCGGCACCACCAACGTCCAGGGCGGCACCACCAACGTCACGAACATCAGCCTCTCGGGCGGGCAGTCGTTCTCGGACATGGGCCAGTTCAGCGACGACAGCGGTGACGAGCAGGTGGTGATGCAGTTCGTGCTCAACGCCGGCGCCAACCCCAACCCCACGCTCACGGTGTCCTTCTCGC